GGATGAAGATCAATCGGGGTGATTGGGAGGGTGCTTCTGAAGCTCTCATGCTGTACGTCATGGCTGGCGGTAAAGTGTTAGCAGGATTAAAACGACGTAGGGAAGCTGAGAAAGCGTTGTTTTTATCTTAAAGGCATACTAAAATGAATAAACCAATTCAGAGAAGATAAAATGGCAACAACTCCATCATGGGTGATGACATACAACTCACTGACGAGTACGGTGCTCCAGTATCTGGAACGCTCTGATGCGGCAGTTGTCAACGCTATCCCCACATTCATTACGTTGTGCGAATTTGAGATTGCGCAGAACATTAAGACTTTGGGTCAAATGGAAGTCGTTGACTCAAACATGAACATTGGTAATCCAGTGATTCCAAAGCCTGCAAGATGGCGCAAAACTACTTCGATGACTCTGTCTGTCAGTGGTCAAAAACAACCTTTGTTGGTTCGTAAGCTTGAGTACTTGAATAACTACGCTCAGGATGTTACATCGACAGGTGTACCCTTGTATTACGCTGACTACGACTATGACCATTGGTTTGTAGCACCAACACCTAATCAAGCATATGCTTTTGAAGCATTGTGCTACACACGTTTAGAACCTCTTTCATCGTCAAACCAGACAAACTGGCTGACAATAAATGCTCCAAATGCCATGTTGTTTGGCACGTTGAAGCAGACAGCACCGTTCCTTAAAAACGATGCACGACTAGCGGTATGGAAGTCAATGTTTGACGAAGCTCTTGTCGCCCTTAAAACTGAAGATACTCTGCGTATTGCAGACCGTTCAGCAATTGCCGTGGATAACTGATCATGACAACATATGTAAACCCATTCACAGGTCAGACGGTTTCCCCGTCTTCTGTTAGCTATGAATCGCTGTCGTTAACAGCAAACACTGAGTTGCAATGGCCTATCAACGGCAATGACAACACCCCAGCTAGTAGCATCATTGACGTCACTGCAACATCCTCTGGTACTGGTACTGGATGGTTGTTGGAGTTACCACCTGCTACTCAGGTATCGACTGGTCAGTCAATCATCGTTCGTAACGTTGGTGCAAACACATTTACTGTGACTGATAACGGTGGAAACACAATTATTTCGATTGCCTCTGGCGTTGCTGATTTCATCTTTTTGACTGACAACACGACAGTTAATGGTATTTGGGCTTCAGTTGTTTTTGGTGCTGGTACATCCTCAGCCAACGCAAGTGCATTGGCAGGCTATGGTTTGGTGGCGACTGGTTTGACTTTGAATCAAGCCTACAACGTCACAAACTATTACTCAGACGCTACTTTGGGTGCTTCAAGTCGTGCTCAGTTTGAGGTGTGGGCTGGTGGTGTTGGAACATTCACGCTACCTTCTGCATCAACAATTGGGAACAATTGGTTCACCATCATTCGCAACGGTGGTACAGGTGTACTGACATTGACACCAACTGGTACAGATACTATTGACGGTAACGTCAACATGCAGTTGCAGTTGACTGAGTCTGTAGTGATCGTATCAAACGGGTCTACAGGATTTAATACCTACGCTTATGGTCGATCAAGCTCGTTTGCGTTTACTCAGTTAGCGCAGGTTGTGACTGGTGGTACGTTGACGTTGTCAGCCGCACAAGGTGCAAACATCATTCAAGAGTACACAGGTGTTCTCGTATCAAATCAGATTGTTGTTTTACCTTCGACGGTTCAACTGTATTCGTTGCAAAACAATACGACAGGCGCGTACACGCTGACGTTTAAAACGGCTGGAATTGGATCAACTGTAAACGTTGGACAAGGTCAGACAGCGTTGGTGGTGTGTGATGGTACGAACGTGTACAGCACGACAAGTAACACATCAAGTTCGTTTACTTCGGCGACGTTGGCTCCCGGCGCTGTGTCCGCCCCCTCCCTGAACTTTTTGGGTAACTTAACAACAGGCTTGTACTTGCCTGCATCGAATCAGATCGGTTTTGCTGTCAATGGTACTAACGGAATGACGCTCACAACGACTGGTTTGAATGTTACTGTTGGTATTTCAGGTGGTACGTTCTAATGACAGCGAAGGTCATTCAACTGCAGGTGAAGCCGGGCATCCAGCGGGATGGCACTCAGTTTGCCGCTCAAACCTATAGTGACGGTGAGTGGGTTCGTTTTCAAAACTCTTTACCTAGGAAAATGGGTGGGTATCGCGCAATTTTCTTAGACGGATCAGGCATCTCTCGTGGTATGACCATGACGTCTGAGAACGGTATCAACTACGTTGTGTCTGGCTACAGCTTAGGTCTTGAGCAGTGGTACACGGACAACGATGACGGCGTGGGTTTTGGCCCTGTCGCTTACACAATAACTGGTGGTGCTGTTGCTGTGACAATTGCTAATGCAGGTTCTGCATACACAAACGGTACATACACAGCAGTTCCCTTGACTGGTGGCACTGGATCTAGCGCACAAGCCACAGTTGTGATTGCAGGCAACATTATTACCAATGTGACGATCACAGCCGCAGGTACTGGTTACACGGTAGGTGACTTGCTGAGTGCTTCGTCGGCATCAATTGGTGGTACGGGTTCTGGATTGTCTTTGCTGTTGACTGGCAACACAATTTTTACGGGTGGTAACAACACGCTGTGGCAGTTTGATATTGGTTATGACTCAAGTGGTGGGGCAACAAACAATTTAATTGCACATCCAGCGCAAAACTTGAATGCGATTGATTCAATAATTAACACAAAGCCGCTGAGTGGGCAGTTCCCCGGAACAACGTTAACCCCAGTTGGGATTTTTAGCGTTGCAAGTTGCTATTTGAACGGTTCAACCATCATCATCAATGGGGCGAACTTCTTAGTGGGTAATGGTCAAACAATCTCTGGTACTGGTATCACCGCAGGCACCACGATTACCAATACAGACGTAGTCGCAAATGTCACCATTACTGGGTACATGGTCGGTACTTTGTTGACAGTGACAGTGGCTAATGATGGATCATTGGCAGTAGGTCAGACCATCATTGGTGGTGCTGGTGTTGGTGTTTTGCCAAATACGACGATTACAGCGCTTGGAACGGGTACTGGGGGGATTGGTACGTACACCATCAATAACTCGCAGACAGTCGGTTCTAGCGGTACTCCTGTGGCTTTCTCAGGCAGTGCGACGACAACACTGACAACTTCCGTCGCAATGACGACTGGAACGGTCACTGTAACCTATGACAACAACATCTCCGTATCTGGCGGTGTTGTGATGTTGCACCCCTATTTGTTTGTCTACGGAAACAACGGTTTGATTCAAAACTCAGCCGCTGGTGACTTCTCAAATTGGGTGTCTGCTGACGCTAACGCGAACAACGTAGCAACGGGTAAGATCGTCAAAGGGCTACCACTGCGTGGCGGTACAACCTCTCCTGCTGGACTGTTCTGGTCATTAGATTCAATCATTCGAGTGACATATGCTCCAAGCACTGTGAACGGGCTTAACTTCTATTGGAAGTATGACTTGATCACCTGCCAAACCTCAATCATGTCAAGCCAATGCGTGATTGAGTATGACGGCATCTTTTACTGGTGCGGTGTTGATCGTTTCTTGACGTACAACGGTGTTGTTCAAGAGATTCCAAACACAGCAAATCAGAACCATTTCTTTGACAATTTGAACTACGCACAGCGCCAAAAGGTGTGGTGTACAAAGGTTCCTCGTTGGGGCGAGATCTGGTGGTTCTACCCTAGAGGTTCGGCAACCGAGTGTACTGATGCGGTCATCTACAACGTGAGAGAAAAAATCTGGTACGACGCTGGTGAGGCGGATGGTGCTAGACGATCTGCGGGTACGTTTTCAGAGGTGTTCCGCAAACCTATTTGGGGCGGTACTGGAGTTAACTCCACTGGCGGGTACACGTTGTGGCAACACGAGACAGGTACGGACGAGATCTATACAACGAATGTGAACGCTGTTCGGTCGTCATTCACCACGAATAACTTGGGGTGGGTCACGGGTGGGCCGGGCAACCCCCAGCTTGCAGGCGACAACCGTTGGTTGCGTTTGGAGCGCGTTGAGCCTGACTTTGTACAGACTGGTGACATGAGCTTGTACGTGACGGGTCAGGGTTACGCTGACGACTCAGAGCAAATTTCTGAACCCTATGTTTTTGATAGCACAACGCTTAAAATTGACATGCGTGAACAGCGTCGTTTGTTGCGTTTGAAGTTTGAGTCAAACACGTTTAACGGTGACTATTACATGGGTAAAGTGTTACTCAGTGCCGATCAAGGTGACGAGCGTTCTACAGGTAACCCATAATGGTTACCTACGACCCTCGCAACATAGAATGGGATCTGTACTGTAGTCTGATGGCGGAGTTGTTTTCGGCAAACGACATTGGTACAGTTGCAGAAGAAAACTGGCGCGACTGGGTTGACGGTATTAACGGTATTGGGCTTTTTGGTCAATCAGCAGTTCCTGATCAGCGCATGTTTGAGACATGGCAAGACTGGGCAGAACAAATGGTTGGAATTATGAGTTTGGCTGGATAAGGAAAAAAAATGGCAAATCAACTTCAATACAGTAATGTTTACGAAGATTCAAATGATCAGAATTATGCTGATGCATCAATTCCAATGGGAGGATTGTCTCAAGCTGAAGCTTCGCCATCAATTCTAAAAACTCAACCAGTTGGTACATTGACGCAATTGAGTATGCCAACTCCTGTTACTAGCCTTCCTAGTGGAACGTCTGAAGATGCAATTGGTTCTGCCTTCTCTCCTTATTACG